TGCCGCCTGCTGTCAACGGAACAGCTCGCTGGCATCGCGTCGCTTGACGGCGAATCAGGCGAAACGCACACCATGCTGGAGCTGTTTTTGGGTGCGAAAAATGGTGGCGGAGATTTTCCGCGATTACTTGCTTGCGAGGACTGGTGAGCTCATGACCCAAAACGACTTCTTTGAGATCGGCAGGGAATATGCGCTAAAGGTCAAGCACAGGGGAAATTTTAACGGCAAGGTGACGGCCATCCGTGACGGGTGGATTGAATGCGTTATTACGAAGGGCAAAACCTGGGCATCATCTGTATACAAGGCTCGCCGTGTTGGCGACAGCGTGTCATTCAAAATAGACCAGATCAGTTCCGCAACTTTGGTGGAGGGGTTATGAGCAATAAAGTGACATATCCAAAATACTCGGTCGGAACTGCAGAAAGCTTTAAGGGGATAGCTCTGCGCGAGCTCGGAGACGAATCTCGATGGATTGAAATAGCAATGATTAATGAAGGCGCCATGCCCGGCCTTTATCCGTTCTTCCCGGGCGAAACAATCAACATGCCAATTGACTATAAAAGAAAAGTCACGGCACCGGATAGGGAGTGACAACACCATGAGCAACAAAGACATGCCGGCTTATCCGGTGATAGCTGGCGACGAGTGGTATACAAACAAAACAACTGGAAATCGGCATCCGTTACTGCCAGAAATATCTGGATTAACCAAGCTCGAAGCCTTCACCAAGGCTGCATTGCAGGGACTTTGTGCAAATCCAGAGGTATTTAATGCTTTTGAAAATGCGGACGAATACGGGCGAATAGCGGTAAATATGGCCGAAGCCGCCCTTGCGGAGCTGGAGGGGCGGGATGGATAAGCCATTTAAATCAGGCCCAGGACCATTGCTTTTCTGTCCAGGCGGCGCTCGGCACCAATTCTGCTCCATACGAGGCGGCGACCGAAAGTGCATTTTATGCGGTGCAATCAGGCGCGCTCGAAGCAATAGCTCAGAACTCAACAAACAAACAGGGGGTGATGGAAAATGAAGCACGCACGTGACGACTACAACCGAATTCAAGACCCGGAGAACAAAATACCCTCTGACGAGCCTGTATTTTTGCTCAGAGGTCAGGACCAGCTTGCCTGTATGGCTGTTGCATATTACGCGCAGCTTTGTGAAGCAGCCCAGTCTCCAGAGATAGCCGCTAAAGCAAGAGCGCACGCCGAGGCTATGGCCGCATGGCCAATAAAGAAAATACCGGATCTGAGCAAACAAACAGGGGGTGGGGAGTGAGTGATATTAAAGATCATTCATTATCGTTAGTCATAGAAGGTTTGTGGCTGAAAGGACTGAACAAAGACGCACGCCTGCTAGAAAAGGTTGACGCTCAACTTTCCGCGCTCAAGGAAGAGAATGAGCGGCTGAGGAAGAACATTAGCAGAAGCAAACTGGAAGGATGGTTGCAAGCTTGTCTTGAGTCAGCGCTAGAAGATGCGGAGCCAACCGCAGAGGTCTTTGAGGATTTAATCGAATTGATTAATAAAGGCGACCTTGATTTATGATCAGACTGTTTAGGTTTTCTGACCAGTACCGTGGCAGCGGTGTTGCTATTGCCGGGAAATCCTGGCTATTTTCAGTACGATCCCGTCTGCACTTTTATTTTATCAGGCCAACAGGTAAGCCCAAATACTTTAGGTTGTATGTTGGCCCATTCGAGCTAGAGATTAGAGAATGAAACCATCAAAACCCATGACAATAAAAGAGAGAATTAAAATGGCGGAAGACGGCTTGCCTGTTCCAGCATACAGGTTACGTGAAGCTGAGGCATTGATAGAATCCCTCAAGGCGAGGGTGGCGGAGCTGGAGAGACGGGATGGCTAAGTACTTTGTTTACGGAACGATTATTGGCCTGCTTACCTTGGTTTTAATGAATCAAGCGATGCAAAACATTGACGCAAGACTTCAAACCAAAATCATCTATGAAAGATGCGCACAACAAACAGGGGGTGGGGCGTGAGCACTGATTCATTAATCGCTGGGGCATTTAAACAGCTCGAAGCCGAGAACGCCGCGCTCAAGGAAGAGAATGAGCGGCTGAAGGACGAGGCCGCAATACTAACAAGAGAGAAGGCCAATATTAGGCATGAGGTTGATTCACTGCTGGACGAGGCCTACGAACGCAATTTAGTGGTGAACGCCCTCAAGGCGAGGGTGGCGGAGCTGGAGGCGAATGCAGCGCGCTATGAATGGCTCAGAAGCCAGCATTGGGACGAGGGAAAGCTCTGTGTCGTGATGGCCCCAAAGATCAGTGTGAAACTTGGCTCTCCATGTCCATCCATGGGTATCCTCGACGAAACAATTGACAGCTTTATTCGAGAAAAGGACCCAGCCAATGAAGGCTAAGAAAGAGATCCCAACGCTCTACTACATGCGCGACAACCACACATTTGCTGTGCTCACCGAGCGAGCAAATCCTATAGTTGCCAGGGGCAGGCTTGGGCAACAAATCCGCGACGGCTGGGAGTGGGCATGAACGCTTTAGAGAAAGTCGCTAGAGGCGAAACAGTGATTGAGTCCGAATACCACAGTGACATGATAAAGAAACACGAGGCCGAAATTAAGGAGCTGCGCCAGATGATCGAATACATGGATGCCAGAATAATTGATCTTGAGAGGACTGCCCCGCCATGACCGACCTAAAGCCGTGCCCGTTTTGTGGAGTGGTTCCAACTCTTAATTCGCATGAAGAGTGTTATGGGACCTGTTATGAACTCGGCTGTGATGAGTGCGGAATTCCACAGATTTCGATCCAAATGCAGGATCTGATGACAATCGAAGAGCGCCTTGCGGACGGCTTTAAAGATTACCAATTCGGCATCGAATACATAAAGCGCGCAGAAGCCAAAGCGGTTGAGCGGTGGAACACCCGATCCGATCCGCCAGCAAAACTGCACCGCGACATGAGCATCGGCTCAGGAACATTCAGATCCGGCATTCCCCTGGAAACATTTTTGAAGGCTGTGGATCGGCAAAACCCGTATTTTTTGCGGCTGATGCGCAGCGCTACGCCTGAGCAAATAGTGGACGCCATCGTGCCGCCATCAGGGGGCGAAGTGGTATGAACACGCGAAAACGATACGGCAAGGAAAAATGGATACAGACCGGGCTTTCGGCTGGATACAGGCGAGCCATGGCTGCCGAGCGTTTCTATTGCGCATCAAGGGCGGCGATTGTCGCAGCGCAAGGCCTGTCTGTAGTCTACGCCATAAGGTCCGTCACGACGCCAGACAAGGCCGTCGCCATGCTCAGCGGCGTTACCAATACTGTGGCGGCAATATCTAAGATTTCACAGGACGCCGCCGTGCGCGTCCGCGATATTAAAGCCAAATATGGGGTGGTGAGATAATGGACCAAGCAAGATATGAAGAGATTAAGAAGCTCCTTTTCTCAGAGAAAGATCCGGCATTCTTGGGCGCTCATATGATAGATGAGCAATTTTGGCTTGCCCAGGAGCATGGAACTAAGTTCATGCTTTTTCTTGAGGGCGACTTCACCGCCGACCAGCTCGAGGCAATAGCGCGGTGGATGCGCAAGAATGGGGAGCCAAGATAATGGAAATCGTCCTATACACCGACGATATGGAGCCGATCACGGTGATTAATATCCCAGTCGAATATCACAAGCTTGCCCTGAATGGGCGTTTTGTTATTCCGCTTTTTGAGCAATTGAGCGCCGCTCGGGACCGAGATGAGGTGCCGGCCTATCGGCCAATGAAGACGGTTAAAATCTGGGCTGAGCAGTTCCATAGGAAGGGCCGAGATCACCTATTCTTTTTTACTCAGGACGAAGAGTTTGCGCTGGCCTTAAAAGCGGAAATGCTGGCTGGACAAAGAAAGGAACTTTCAAGAGCATTCCAAAAAGGAGTTGACCAAACGATATCAGCAATATTGGCACGAATGAGCCGATAATATTTAAACACCCAACAACTTCACCACCACCCCAGGAGGGGAAACACATGAAAATGCCTATCAAAACGCCATAAGATTGGATCTGGCCCAACGATCATCCGCCACGCATACAAAAATGTATTTCTCACTCCAGGAGATCTCCCCTTTGTGGCATGGCGATGATGATGATTTTGGAGGATTTGGGTTTGCGAGCCGCATATTCCCTGATGCTATATCAATCCTAGCCTTTGGCTCCATAGTCCCAACTCCGACATTTCCACCGTTTATCTGAAGACCAAGATCTCTAACCGGCTCTTTTCCGCCGACAGCATGCCCTATGTGCGCTGCGCCTTCTTTGGTAACACCCATGCGCAAACAGCCGTAGTCCTTTGTTTTCAGCCCGTTCGCTAGAATGTCTGTGTGACAAAGATCAATCCAAGACACTCCGGTATTTTTGGTAAAGTCGTCAGGACTTCCGCTTGGGAATATATCAAGCGCAACCGGCATTCCGGGCTGTTTCGGGGTAAGGTACGGAACGGCAACGCCAGGAACCTGCCTACCACTTAGAACATACGAAAACTCCTTAGCGTCCCCAGGAGTTACCGTTATTTCGCCCGCCGAAGCATGCGCCGAAAGTGCAAAAATAGTCCAGAAAAATAACCGCATTTCTCGCCCTCAATTCTCTTGATCCGCTCTCTCATCTCTTTCATCTCGGCCAGCAACATCACCGACAGGCGCTCGTATTGTACGCCATTAGGTGAGCCGTCATCTGCGTATGATGCCAGAGCCGGCACCGCTTCTGCCACGTCCTCTGCTATCAGGCCAATATGGGTGGCACCTGGGTCGTCGTTTTCGCACAAAGATCGGTATGTTACCGGGACCAGCCCATAAACTATAGACGAATCCATGATAGGCGCAACGTCAGTTTTGAACCTTCTGGCTGATGTGCTGCGTGATATTAGTCCGGTTGAGCTGTCAATGAACATATTGGCAGCGCTGGCTGTAGTTCCATGCGTCGGATTGCTCAAGGCCCCCGCGTTTGACAGGATCAACGTAGGACCCGGAGTTGACGCATTGCTGCCTATTAGGATCCGGCCGCCCATGCCACGGATACAGTGGTCCCCGTCAGCAGCTCCGGTAAAAAAGTTGTTGGTGGCGGTGGCACACGCAAAGAAAAAGCGATCAGATCCAGTATCTTGTATGCATAAAGCTGGTATCGTTGTATCCGTAACAGTCAACGTGTATGCGGGCGTTGTATTTGCGCCAATACCAACTTTCCCGCCCGTGGGCTGCAGTCGCAGATTACGGACAGTGCCTGTACCGCCCTTCATGTGTCCGACTAGAGCATCGCCGCCCGAAAGCACTGCGAGCCGTAGTGCCTCATAGTTAACCCCGTCAGCCTCAATATCCGTACTGCAAATGTCAATCCACGCCACGCCAGTGGTAGATGTGTAGTCTGTTGGTGTGCCATTAGGGAATATGTCGCATGCAATTGGTGTGTTTGCAGAAACCGGCGTGAAATACGGTACTGCAACACCAGAAACCTCCCTGCCTTTTAAATCAAATTGGTAACTGGTTGTTCCGTCAGGCTTAATAGACAACTTGCTCAAGTTGCTTAGAGTTGACCTTCTGCTCTCCCATTTAAAAATAGTAACCGATTCCCCTGCGGCATCATCAACGATAACGTCTCCGTCTGTTCCTGCAATAGTCATTTTGCCAGCGGTTAGCGAGGTGACGGTTGCGGAAAATATATTATTGGCTGTATTGCCCGTAAAGCCACTTATGCCAACCTGATCATCAACCGCGAACCCGGCAGAAACAAAGCCATTAGCAGAATCGTTGAAGCTGTTATCTGAAGCCAGCGCGCTTATAGTCGTTGCAGTTATTGAGGTAGATGACGGTAAAGAAATTGCAATAACCTCTTCGCCGTCGATAGTGCTTGAATAAGATAGTTGCGAAAATTTCATATCATTCAATCTCTAAAACAGTGTCGTCTTCAGTTGTAAAATCAATCCCGCTTTCGTCTTCAAGGCCGCCAGCCAGGATTGAGCCACCAGAAACAAATTCATGAATGTACCTCTGCCAGCTTTCATAACCATCCCGAACGGAGAAAAGCTCCAACCGATTGTTAGTCGCCATGGCGGATTGAGATATTGTTATCGGGGATGCCGTGTAACCAGATCCCGTGTCAATTAATGAATCGTCATCGGAATCGTAAAGCTCGTAGGAGTATGTTTGCCCACCTTCATCAGTTACATCGGAGTCCTCAAACCAGTCGTATGGAATCGTTCCGGTTTGCTCTAAACGATTTCTCTGCCTGAATGTTATTTCCGCATCACCATAAACCGTGGCAGGCCAGTATTCGTTATTTATTTGTACGTTGGCTGGCGGCAGTGGGCGAATGGCTCGCGAGTCAAAAACAAAGGAATCTTCCGGGGCGTCGTCCTGAGCCAAAGCTGCATCTCCCTGCTCGGGAAGAATTTTAACGGAAAGAGAATCGCCATTAGCGTATTGAATTTCATCACTCTCGGCATACTCTCCCCACACCAGAAGATAAAGCGAACCGGAGGAATCAGTCTCATGAATCTGAGGAATAGTATCGAGCGCGCCTCGGCCAATGGTGAAATACTCTCCGCTCGAATCCTCGCCCACTTCCTCAACAATAACAATCTCATCTCCTATACTGCCAAGAGCAGGCGCTTCAATGCGCGCTAAATCTTTGCTTTCTCCTGAAATGTAAATTTTTGTCTGGGTTTGGGATACGTTTTCAATTTCAGCCCATGCCGAGAAATCCAAATACCCGCCGTCCTCATATCCTCCCCCGCTATCAAACAACAGATTCGCGTTAAGCTCGCCGCCCTGGCGTCCGGCCGCAACCATGCTCATCCCAAAATCAGAATCCATGGCCAGTGAAGAATCCGCATCAGATTGGCCAACGCTCTCGACCACAAAATAATATGGGGATTCCATCACCAGGCGCGGGAGAGCCGCAACTGGCGTCCCAATAGTTGGATCAACCCACAAGCCAGAATCCGGCGGCGCCACCACAGATGTTCCTGCGCCGCTGACGGATGCAAAAACATCCTGCACGCAATCAATAACAATTTCTGCCTTTTCCATATCACCAAGGCTTATGGACTCAACCCGCATCACAAGTCCATTGACTTTTAGGTCCGGCCAAACGAACAAAAACGGGTCGCCTATGTTTAGGTCTGCTGCCGATCTATCGCAGGTAATAGTACAGCTGATCATGGGCGCTGATTTTGCCCGAAGGTCGCGCATGTTAGCGCGTGAAGCAACATCATGATTAGTGAATCCAGGGTACTGGATTGTTTCGTTTACAATCCCGTCCTGAAGATCGACTAAAACAGGATCTTGCAATGTTACCGACGCATCATTTCCAGTAGCAGAATCCCAAAACACTACAGTAATGGAGTTAGTCAACTCCGATACTGTCGGCTGCTTATAGTTTTTTACACTGACGATATTGGATTCATTCAGAATCGGCAGGGATTCCATGTCATAGTCTTCGCGAACCAACTGCAGCACCCATTGACCAGTCTTTTTATCTACATAGCAATTTCCATCAATATGCCGCAAAACTTCGCCAATGAATTCCTCGATTGAATTTTCACCGGTCCAATACAGCGACATCCCCATTCCTTCCGAAAACAGGGTGTCTGCTGCCGCCATAAAACTCGCATCATTGATCTGCGAATCCGAATAGCGCAAAGCGAATTTTCTATCAGTTAAAGCCTCTCGGATAATATGCGCGGGATTCATGTCTCCTTCTGGCTGGATGATCTCCACGTCATCGAACCGGGATGTTCCAGCACCGGCAAAGTTATCGTTTTCAAATGTGACGTAGGCGATTTTTGTGCGCGATTCAACCTCGAATTCCACTGTGCCAAAAACAGCGCCGCTCCCAATATTTGTAATCGTGCAAGAAAACACAGCCGTGACCGGGTTGAATACCGCCTCGAACTGATACCAAACACCAACAGTAACCTGTCCGGCCCCAATTGGGTTCCCAGGGTTTCCAGATTGATCTATAGCCGAAACAGTTGGGCGACGAAGCGCATCGACAGTCGCGTCACGGCTTACTGCAAACAAAAACACGGCATTCAGATCAGTATCTCGCACTGCGAAGGCTCCGCAGTCATCAGCCCCACTTGATGTCAGTTTAAACTTGGCTCGAATTACAGAAGGCGGCGCCTCACGAAGAAGTGGTTTTGCGATAGATGGATGGGTATCATCATCGCCGGTGCCTATTTGCAGCGCAGAGCCATAAGAGTCACTGACAATCGTGAAATCCGATAGGCTCCCGCCTTCCGATTGGCCAGGAAGAACAACAACAGAATAACCCGTCAGTCCGCCACTGAACTGCTCATAGAAAAGGCTAGTACTTATATCGCCGCCATAAACCTCCGACTTTTCGTCATACCACTGAGTAGTCCCATCGCTTCTGCTATGGATCCTTGATCCCCAAAACGCCCAAGGCTTAATATAATTAGTTGTCCCTAAATATATGTGTCTGAGAACAACGCCAACAACGCCGCGATAGGCCGGAATATCCTCACCCAAGATAGAGAGCAGGTAATCGTTCTGCACTTGGTCCTGGGCGCCAAATTCGATATCGATCTGGCCAACGACGCCGCCCTGTTTTTTGTCCCCACCAAAAAGATTGATTTTATCAATAAAAATCCGGCCGCCGATGCTGTAGCCTTCCCAGGCTATTTTGTCGCCAACCTCGATTTTGTCGATGCTGTCGAATGGCCCAACACCGATAATCATGTGCATGCCTAGATACACACGATATTGCCCGGTATTTTGGTATTTGCTCCCAAAGAGTCCTTTTACTTTTTGGCGGATAGGCGTTGTGTTGAGATCGCCGTACCAAACAACGTTTGGTGATTTGATGCGGCGCCGTCCAAACAAAACAGGTATCGACCGCCCCTCTTCCGCAGTTGGCGCCTCCAGATCATCCAAAGATGGAGGTGGCGCAAGCTGAGGTTTTGGAATGCGTGAGTATGCATAAACCGCAGAAATAACAGCGATAACGGCGGCGGCAATTGCTGCATAGCTCATATTAAATGCTCAGTACATTGAAACTTCGTGGAAGGGGTTTTTTGATGGTATATATGGAAAAGCGCCGTGATTAAGCAAGTTGTCGAACTTGTTTTTGCAGTGATCCAAAGTGTGGTTACATCCAGGGTAAAAAATGGCATTTATCTCGCCGCTGGAATCCGCCAAATCATCCATGCCAGGTATCGATCGGCTCAAGGTTATTTGATCGCCAGCATGTGCCACGATAAATCGGCGCAGGCCATTGGCCAGATCCATCTCGCCACCACTGAAATAACCATCATCAAAGCCACTGGCGCCAGGAACTGTTAATATCGGCCCTGCTCGATGTCGCCAGCAAATATTACGAGGGAATGGAAGGCGAAGAGGCGGCCTACACCCGAGCGGCCATTCAGCTTGGCAAATCCCTGCTGGATGAAAAAACCCGTGAGTCATTAAAAAGCATTGTCGCCAGTACCCATGCTGCCGCTATGGGTGCGTATGAGTCTCTGGCATCCATTCCATATGTAGGCCCAGCTCTTGGCGCTGCTGCTGCGGGTGTTATCTACATTGCTGGAGGAATCGCTGCGGCAGAGGTTACAGGTATGGCGCATGATGGGATGGATTCCATTCCCAAAACTGGCACATGGATTCTGGAGGCGGGCGAGCGTGTTACCACCGAAAGAACCAGCGCCAAGCTGGATCGTACGCTGGACGATGTTCAGGGTAAACTGGAGGGCAGGACGGGCAGCGATGGTAGTATGATACGCATAGTGAATGTGCCATCAACTGATGAGGATATCGACAGCTACATGGGTTCCAGCCGAGGTGAGCGTACTGTGCTGAATATCATTAGCCGAAACTCCCGCGCCATTAAATCCATAGCGAACGCCTGATATGCAAGTATGGCCGTTTCCCCCGCGCGAAGAGTTGATTGAAGTTCTGGCGTGGCAGACAACTGTTATCCGTGCGAAAAGTGCCGAACAGCGCATAGCTATGCGGACTGCGCCGCGCCGTGAATTCAACATCTTACACACCTTGACCGAGATCGAATATTCCGCCGCGCGCGCTATGGTGCGTGGCAATGATACATTCCATGTGCCAGAGTGGG